TAATCTCCATGTCGCCTTGCTGAACCAAGCTGCCTTGCCGGGTATAGTCACCATCCTGGTTCGTATCGCCAGTCTGCTGGATTACGCTTGGAATAGTGATTGCGCTGGCCAAAGGATTGACACCAACAATCGCCAGGCCGTCGCTGTAATCGTGCATCCTGAATTCAGCCGGGCTCTGAAAGTCTGCGCCGCCGTACCAACGGTCAAAACATCTCTCTGTGAGGATCAGCAGACAGTAATCGCCAACAGCTATTGGATACGCCGTGTGGCTTCCGCCGCCTTGCATAAATACCGGTGGCACTTCTACAAACTCGGTCAGCGCGATTGACCGTCCTTGGTACACTCCGTTAATCACTGGCTGAACACTGATAGTTTTTGACTGAACACCCGTAACTTTTGCAATGGTTGCCGTGTGCAGATTTGACAGCGCAAACTCAATTGCATCGTTCATTACGTCTATCAATTCGCGTTTAGTATTCATAGCACCACCGTTCCCGCGCCCAATCGCCCTGTGCATGTTTGCGACCAGGCATCGCCATAATTGTCACCGCTGTAGGTAATTGTTTCAATCTTGTATATGCCGTTCATGAAAGGCGCTGTAGTGCTCTCTAGCTGCACTCTAACGCCGATCTTTACGGTTGGGTTAATGAGCGTCTGAAACGTTACCAGCTTGCTCTCTCGCGTTGGTGTGCTGATTAATCCAGTGGCGGCGCTGACGATGGGGATAAACCGGCTGACTGATTCGTTTTCTTTGATGACGTACAACAATTCATTTTCCAGATACCAACTTTCATCCAGCGCTACCAGTGAATTTAAAAGCTCGGCGCTGTTGCCGATAAGAACTTTTGGGCGGGTCAGTACGGGCCGCGGTGAAATCTTGCCGATACCTGTATTCACCATGTCGTTTAAGATCGCGTTAACTGACAGATCGCCGCCGATTACTGTGCGATTTGTAAAGCTGTTTTGAAAGTCCGTGCCACCGTCTTGTGATTCTATGATGGTGACAAGATCCGGTCCTTGGCGCTCGGTGCTACCTGTGAAGATGTTGCCCTTAAAGATCAGCTCTTGCCGGTCTTGATAGCCGCATGACAGCCGCACAGGTATACGTGCGCCTTGGTCCTCTGCGTCCCTTGCGAGAGCTAGGCGCTTGCGTTCTTCCATGTTGTAAATCTGGATGCGCGCCTTGTTTAGACTGCCCCTGATAGATTTATCGACTTCAAAGCTAATGCGCAGGGGTGGCTTTATAACTTCGGTGCGTGAGCCAATGTCAAATTCTAGGGTGTAGGTTCTGTTAAATCTTGGCGTGGTCAAAACTGCACCTCAACGCCACGTATCAGTTTCATGTCCGCAGCTTCCAGCAAATAGATTTCACATCGGCCCGCGCTAAAGTCTTGCCGGGTAAACGGGTCTACGCCGTTTCCGCTGCGGTCGAGGCAGACAAAATCAAAAGGCTGATTCTGGCTAAGCATGTGCAGCACGCCAACCGATAGTTTTAAGCCAAACACACTTTTGTTTCCAAACTCTGCGTCAAACAGCCATACGCTTGTACGCGGGTAGAAGCGCAACACAAATTTAATCTCGCTCTGTTCAAACAATATGGTGTGCCGTTGGATCGGCTCGTCTGTTAGGTTCTGCAATTGCTTCATTAAAAACTTACTCCAAAAAAATCACCAACAGAACTTAAAACAGACTGGGGCACCTCTTTGCCTTCCTGAACGCCCTTGTCCTTAGACCCTTCCGTCTGCCCGTTTGTGTTGCCTGACGGGTCGGGCGCTGGCCCAATATCGGCAAACAATGTCTCTGCAAACTGGAACTGCATTAGCTCCATGACAAAATCTAAAGCGTTCGTTTCGTTGTTTCGTGTCGTTTCCAATGACGTAATGTACATCTGCTTGTACGTCTTAAACGGCATGTCGATACTGATTAGTTGGTCAGAAGCCTGCGCCGCTTCCATGTTGTCAATAAATTTCTGAATGTTGCTTACGGCTGTATCGTCCTGCAATCCAAGGTATCCAGCTACCCTATCGCTGGCGTCAAGAAACGAGTCAACACGATCAACTGCGTTTATAAAGTCGTTAGCAAGGCCAGATACACGACTAAGCTGTGCTTGTGTCCTAGCTGGCGCATATTGCGTAATGCTGCCCACCTGAGTCTGTGCGGCTTGCAAAGCGGCAATTGCAGGATTGGGAAGTACAAACGTGTCCGACACGTTACCTTCAATAGTTAAAATTAATGGGTCTCTTATAATGTGATCGTTTATGTGCGACCCGTTTTCAAGAAAAGTAACCGGGATAGTGGCGCTTCTTTTTACAATCTCACGCACACGCGCCGCAGTTGTAAAACCGTTTATCCCAATGTCTTCTTCTTCGCTGTCGTTTTTAAACTGACCGCCCAAGTAGTCCCTGATTCTTCCCATTATCTGCTCTGCCTGTTGACTAGCTGATTTCGGGCATTGTTAAGCTCGCGCTGAACTCCGTCTGAAGCTGCCTGACCTGCACGCACTGGGTCGGATGTGCTTATGGTCATGTTAACAGTTTGATCGACTAAGCTGTATTGATCCATGATGCCGCTCCTTCCGCCTGGCTGTAACGCCTGACTAGCGCCCATAGCGTTAGCGTTTGGAGTGTCATTCTGTATAAAGTTAACGGCCCAATCGGGCAGGATGTTAAGTATTTTTTGCTGCAAGAAATCAAAAACACCGCTGAAGACTCTGCGAAAGGCTAAAGCAAATGTGTCTGTTATTTGCGTTAAGCCTTTGCCTATCTTGTCAAATCCCTCGCTAAAGTTGCCGACAATAATCTCTCCTATTCCAGAAAATATTGTAACGATCCCCTCAAACGAACCAAAGACTAAATCCTTGAGTGTTGCGAACGCTTCCTTAAATCCTTCAACAAGCGCAACCAGCGTTGGCTGTATGTCAAAGCCTAATGTTTCAAGCAAAAACTCTCTGATAAAAGACCTGCCACCTTGAAAGGCAACAATTAGATCATCTACCAAAACAACAACACCGGCAATGGCTGCGGCGGCAATAACAGCAGGCGAAAACACAAGAGCAAGCGCCCCGGCAAATCCTAGCGTGTAAACCTTGGCCAGCAAAAAAGCCGCACCTGCGGCAGCGATAAAAGGCGCAACCCGTATCAGCATGTCAACCAGCCCGCTGAGAACGCCCACAGTAGCCTTTACGCCGTCAACAATAAAATCCTTGTTAGCGGCCAGCAGGTTCATAAAGTCTTTTGTCATAGCTGTAAGCTCGGGCGCAAGGCCTACAGAGATCAAGCGCTTTACTGCGTCCATGCCGAAACCTAACGCGCCCAGGGCGTCGTTGAAGTTCTCTGCACTCTTGACCTGCTCGGTCGTCAGAATGCCAAGACGCCTCGCTTCAGCACTCAACGCGCCTATCTGTGCGCCTGTTTTGCCCAGCATACTAAGCAGGCTTGAATCTATGCCCAGTGCCTCGGCAAACCCTTTTTGTTCATTCAGGGACAGGCCAAGCTGGCGGAACCGTGTCCCGACTTCTGTCAAAACTGTATCTGCCGATTTAACCTGGCCGCTGGCGTACCTAACGCTAATGCCCAAGCGCGAAAATTCTTCGCTGCCCTTCTGTGCGGCCTCGCCAATCTTGGTGCTTAAGCCTGCAATAGAAGAAAATAGCGCCTCGGTTGATGAGCTGGATTGCTGCGCAACAAATGACAGCTCTTGCAGCTTCTCAACCGACACGCCGGTTTCTGCATTCAGGTTTATAAGAGGCTGTAGAGACTGGCTCGTACTTGCAGCAAACGCATTGATGCCGACGATGACACCGCCGAGCGCGGCACCTAGGCCGGCAAGCAATTTAATACCTTGGCCTAAGCTACCGTTATAGTTTTTTAGCGGATCAAGCGAGCCTTCAAAACCGAACTTTGTGATTAATTCCGTGACAACGGCCATAGGGTTAGCCTGTTCTGTTTACAATTCGCACAAGTATAGCACAGCAGCGGGCTGTGTCATCGAGCCCGCTGCGCTTCGTTTACATGGTACTGCTCAATGGCTGATGCGATTTCTTGGTACTCTATCGCGTCCAGAAAGTCCCTCGTGTCCATCTGTCTTATTTCATCAAGCGTACCGTAACCATGTCGCACCAGAGCGTGCTCTATCATTGCCTGGTTGCTTAGGTTTGTACGCTTAATGATGTTGGGTTCAGACGATGGTGTCGGGACTGTTAGCCGCCAAGGTTCCCTTTCAAAAAAGGGTATGAGTAAACCCCTAGCATGGTTGTAATAAAGATTACGTAGTCTTCCGGGAACTGGTCAAAGTGGCCTTTTAGCTTGCTGAGCTGCTGATCCTCATACAGTACAGTGTCTAAGATTACTTTCTCGACTGGCTCAAAATCCGCAGAGTCCAGAAACGAAAAGTCGCCTGCCTGGATCTCGCCTTGGCGCTTAGAGAAAAAAGCAAACACACGCCGCCGCTGGTTGTGCGTAACGGTCGTTAGCTTGTATTCCCGACCACTTGGCAAGGTTGCAGATTGGTCGTCGTGGATAGCTTTAAGCATGTCAATTGCTGTGTTTTGTTCGGTCATTGCTATTGTCCTTGTTTAACTATTGAGTTTACCGGCTTGCACTTCTTGCCCACCTGATACGCTAATCCTACAAAAACATACACTATAAGGCTCATTAAGAGCCAACCGCCCTCATAGTTGCCAATGTCCATGTGT